CTGCTCTTTCAGGACGTCGCCCTTGCCTTTGGCCTCCTGTTCGAGGTTGGCGAGCTTCTGCTTCTCGATCGCGTCGCCGCCGGCCTGCTTGTCGAGCGCCTTTTGCCGCTTGTCCTCGAGCTCGCCCAAGGCGTCCTCGGCCTTCTGGCGATCGGCGGGGGAAAGGTCGAGCGCCTCGATGTTGCCGGCCTCCTGGGCGCGCCGGCCCGAATTGACGCCGCCGTTGTCGCGCTCGTGCGCGCGGATCGCGCCGGCGATGCGGCCCTCGTCGCCGCTCTGCGCGGCCTCGGCGACGTCGGACGGCAGACGCCCGTAATTGTAGGCCATGGAGGTCAGCGAGGCGCGGGCGCGGTCGGAAATCTTGCCCCAGGCGTCGCCGACCTGCTCGGCCGCCTTGGCGGCGAATTCGGCGGTGCGCCGGGCGAGGTCGCGCTCGGCGTCCTCTTTCGTCGTCGTGTCGCCCTCTTGCACCGAACGCACGCGGCCCGAGGCGTCGGTCGTCGTGTCGGAGCCGTAGCCGACGCGATAGCGGCCGTCCGAATCGAGATAGGCCTGCGACCGGTAGCCCTCGAAGTGGCGGATCAGCGCCTCGGCCGAGCCGGTCGGCCCGGTCGCAGACTGGGCGGGCCCGTTCCCGACGCCGCCGCCGGCGGCCGCGACGCCGGCGAGCCCCTGCTGCAGGGTCTCGATCTTCTGCGTCAGCTCGTCGATGCCGCCGGCCGCGCCGTTGATCGAATCGAGCACCTCGTCGAAGCGCCGCTTCAGCGTGACCGCCGCCTCGGAGGCCTTGCCGATCTGCTCCTCGGGCGCCTTGCCGCGGCCCCAGATCGCGTCGATTTCCTTCTGGCCGCCCTCGACGATCGCCTTGATGTCGTCGACTGTCTTTTTCCAAACCTCCTTGACGCTCTCGGCGGGCTTGGCCGCCTCCTTGGCCGCGTCGCCGCCGCCCATCCACGACGGGATGGGAATGGTCGGGCCAATCTTGTCGAGCCAGCCCTGCACCGTCGCGAGCGAGCTGTCGATCGCCTCGAAGGCCCGCTCGATGATCTCGGCCAGCACCACGATGTCGGTCGTGACCCCGGCGATGAGCGATTCCAGGATCTGGAAGGCCTCGGCCAGCAGGTGCACGATGCCGTGCAGCTCGCCGCCCGGCCGGATCGCCCGGGAGAAGGCCTCGGCCAGGGCGGTCAGAAGCTTGATCGCGCCGTCGATCGCGTCGTTGAATTCGCCGTAGATCGCGACCCCGTCGCCTTCAAGCGCCGCGCCGAGCTCGGTTCCGGCGCGGTGGGTCGCCTCCATCGCGGCGACCATGTTCTCCGAGAGGGCCGTCCCGGTGCGCTCGGCGACGGCGCGCCATTCGTCGATCGCATCGCGCCCCTGGCTGAGCAGCGGCAGCATTTGCAGGCCGGCGCGGCCGAACAGCTCCATCGCGGCGGCGGTGCGCTCGGCCCCGGCCGGCAGTTTTGCGAAAGCGTCGGCGAGGACGCCGAGCTGCTCCATCGTCGGCTTGTCGCGCAGGTCGTCGAACGACAGGCCGAGCGTGTCGAGCGCGCGCTTGGCGGGCTTGGTCTCCTCGACCAGGTTGCGCGCCATGCGCGAGAATTGCGTCTCGAGCTGGTCGAGGCTCGCCCCGGACGCCTTGGCGACCAGGGAGAGCGCGCCGACCTCTTCGGTCGAGACGCCGAGGATTTGCGAGGCGCGCTCGGTCTCGAGCCCGAGCTCGGCCATGTGCTCGACGAATTCCTTGATCTCGTCGATGGCGAAGGCGGCGGCGGCGACCTCGGCCACCTCGGCCAGGCCGGATTTCAGCGACCGGATCGGCAGCAGCGCGCCGGTGATCGCCTCGCGGACCGTGTCGAACACGCTCTGCGCCTCGCCGCCCTCTCGCGCCGCCTCGCCGACGCCGCGCATCTCGTCCTTGAGATCGCGCACGTGGCCCTTGGCCTGGGCGAGGGATTCGGCGGCGGCGTTGAACCTGTCGACGAATTCGGCGGAGGCCGAGGCGCCGGCCTTGAGCCCCTCGTTGGCGAGCGCCGAGAGCTCGCGCGTGAGCGCGCGCACCTCCGCGTTGGCCTTCGCCATCGCGGCCTCGAGCGCGCCGGTGTCGGCGCCGAAGGTGACGTAAACGTCGCCCGACATGGCGTCCTTTGGGGGTTGAGGGGAATGGGCGGAGGGCTTGCGGGCGGGCCGCCGAGCCGGGCGCGACGGCCGACGGCCTCCGCCCCGCTATTGTTGGCGCTTGGAAAACTTCGGCCGCCGGCGGGGCCTCCGTGGGGGCCCAATAAGGCGCGCAACCGCGCAACCGCCGCCTAGCGGATCACGCCGCCGGGGAAATCGCGCGCGAGCGAACGACCGCCCCCCGCGGCGGGGCGCCCTTCGACGGGCTCAGGGCGCCGGCCCGCGGCCGGCGACTTGTAGCCCGTGAAGGCGGCAGCGAGCCAATGGACCGGCGGGCGCAAGCGCCACTCGGCCTGGAAGGCCTCGAACAGCGGAAAGGTCATCTGGTCGAGGACCTGGTCGGCCGTCCAGCCGGTCGAGGCGCAGGCGTAGGCGATCAGCCCGGGCCAGTCGATGCTTTTCCCGCCGAATCCGCCTCCTCTTGCGAGGCGGCCTCGCGGAGGCCGAGGGCGACCGCCACCGCCGGGACGGCGGAGACCATTTCGCGCGCGGTGATCGGCAGCTCGTCGAACTGCTCGCGGCTGAGCTTGTCGCCCTCGGCCGCGTGCTGGGTCGCGGCGTAGACGCAGTCGGCCAGCCGGTCGAGATCGGCCTCGCCGACCCGGATCACGTTGGCGGAGCCGAGCTCGGCGAGCGCCGCCCATAGGTCGAGCAGCTTCGGCTGCAGGCCCTTGACCACGCGCCAGGGCAGCGGCGCGAGGTCCCATGTCTTGCCGCCGAGGGTCACTTTCATGCGCGAACGCGCTCCTTAAAGGTTGGCTGCCCGACGCCGGCGCTGGCCCCGGCTTGTTCACGGCCGCGGGAGCTCATGCCCTTCGCGCCGTCGAGGTCTCCCGCGGGCGTTAAGGCGATCAGAACGTGTCGGGGAAGTTGTAAGTCCCGATCGAGCCGGCCGGGTTGGTAAACAACGAGAACTGGAAATCCGGCATCGAAAAGTCTTCGAGCTTGGTCGAGAAGTCGAAGTCGGTGCAGACGGCGTTCCAGAATTGCCCGGTGAACACGTTGTTATTGGTCGGGTCGACGCCGGTGAAGTTGATCCCGAACGTGAGCGTCGGGCCGATCAGCGCCTGCGGGACCACGATGTTCTGCCCGGCCGAGCTGTTGGTCCAGGTGTAATTGATGATCACGGCGGCCGAGGCGTCGGCGGAATCGAAGGTGTAGACGCCGGTCGACGTGTTGACGCTGTATTGCCCGGCGGCCGTGACCGAGGCGACGCGCTTGAACGGCAGGCCGGTCGCGGCATAGATGACGCCGAGGTCGGAGGCGAAATGCGTCGCGTTATTGACCGTCGCCGTATATGTGCTCGACCCCGGGACGGATTGCGCCTCGTAGGCGGTCGTCGTCATGCCGGCCGCGACCGTGCCGCCGAAATAGATGGCGTTGAGCACGTTGGCCGAGAAGCGGGCGACCTTGGCCTTGCCGGTCCATTTGCGCGTGCCGGCGCCGATCGCGAGTGGGTCGCGGTATTGGCCGAACAACTCCTTGACGGTACTCTTGGCGGTGATCTGGCCCTCTTGCAGAAGCCCGATGTTGATCGGGGTCGGGGTCGAGCCAGCGGGCGTGATGGTCATCACGCCGGAGCCGAACATATACATGGGGGTCAGTCCTTTCCGGGGGCGAAATGAAGGGGGCCGGCGGCGGCGCGGTGGGCGGAGCGGCTGAGCGGCCATGGCCGGTCGGCCGCCGCCGGCTTTCCCCCCGCCCAGGGGACGGGGCGAGGGATTAGGGGTTAGGGCAGAACGAGCTTGATCGGCATGACGGCGAGGCCCTGGCCGAGCTTGTCGCCCGGGGCCTGGATCACCTCGCCCTCGAGATAGGCGGCGTAGACGAGGCCGCCGAGCGTGCAGAGGTTGGTCGTCTGGTTGTCGGCTTTCAGCGCCGCGTCGATCGCATCCTTGATCGCGTTCAAGACCGCGTCGGGGACGGCGTTCGGGTCGGTCCCGACGTTGACGTAGACGATCGCCAGCGCGGTCAGCGTCCGGCGCGGCGGGGCCGAGGGCGACGGCCGGTGATAGTCCTCGTGGTGGACGACCAGGGCGAGCGCCGAGCCGCCGGCCGGGGCGAGCGTCTCGGGGCTGGCGTTGCGCCGCGTGACGGCCGAGAAGGCGTAAGCGGTCGAGAGCTTGGCGAACAGCGCCTCGAGGACCTGCTCGCGGGTCGCCGGCATCGCTTTAAGCCCCCGCCGCGGCGCGGCGCGCCGCGTCTTCGACGGCGTCCCGGATCCGGCCCTCGTTTGCCGCCAGCACCGGCTCGATCGCCGGATAGGCGGGCATCGCGCCGGTGAAGCCGGCGCGCAGCTGGCCCAGGACCTCGCGCGCGGTTCGAAGCGTTTTCTTGTAACGGTCCTTCGTGCCGTATTCGAGCAGATGGGCGAGCGGGTCGCCCGAGCGGACGAAGCCGCCGACCTGGCTCTCCTTGTCGAAGGTCCCGCCGTAGATCGAGGCCAGATATTGGCCGGGCTTCTTGCCGAGATAGCGGATGTGGGCCGAGGCCGCGGCCCGCGCGTCTTGGGCGAGCTCGCCCGCCAGCGGCCCCAGCGCCGCCTTCAACGCGGCCCGGACGTCGGGCGTGATCTTGTCGAGCCGCGCGGCCAGGCGCGCGTCGTCGACCCGGAACTCGATGGCGGGCATGGGCGGCCTCGAAATCAGAAAGACTTGCGGCTGTCAGGCGACTCCGACCGCCACGACCTCGATCGCGCCGGCGAAATAGCGCTTCTGCGCGTCGGCCCGCGTCACGACCAGGAGCTCGCCGGTCGTGCCGGAAAGCACGACCTGGTCGCCCTTCTGGACCGGTAGCGGGAAGCCGGCGGCGGCGAGGTCGGCCGCCATCACGATGAGCTGCCGGTCGCCCTCGGTGATCGCGCCGACCTCGGAGGCCGAATAGCCGGAAGCGGCCTCCGCGGTCGTGTCGGGCAGATAGTCGCGCACGACGGCCGAAACTGTCGCGCCGCCGCTCGGCGACAGGGTCACGCTCGGCGGCTGGCCGACCAGGCGCTGAAAGGTCACCGGCTGGCCGCAATAAAGGATCGCCGCCTTGGTGAGCGCCTGGGCGGAAGCGTCGGGCATTTGGGCCTCGCGGTCAGAGCGCCGTCGGCACGCGATAGCGCTCGAGCTTGGCCTGCACGTCGGGCGGGAAGTCGGTCTCCGCCCCGAGGCCGGCCCCGAGCGCCCAAGTCTGGGCGAGCACGCCCTCGACATTGCTCGAGCGCAGGAGCGGGTCGCGGTTGCGGGCGAACCAGCGGGCTTTCACCAGCAGGATCAGCGCGTCGCTGACGTCCGGCGGCAGCGTCGAGGCGGTGAAGCCGGCCGGATAGAGGGCGGCGACCGGGACCGTGTCCCAGCTGCGCGCCAGGCCGGCGGCGGAGAGGCGCGTCAGCCCGCCGGTCTCGGCGTCGGCGACGAAGTCGACGCCCTCGGCGAGCGGCGTCGGGCCGAAGGCCGAATTCGGCTGAAACGGCAGGTTGACGTTCTCGACCGCCAGCACATAGGCGGGGAGCGCGTTTCCGGCGACGAGGCCGCCCGTCGGCTCGGTCCAGGCGGCGTTGAGCGCGATCGGCGTTGCGTTCTGCAAGGTCTCGGCCCCGGCGGTCGCCGAGGCGTAGACGTTCCAGCCGGTGGCGGCCTGGTAGAGGTCGGGCCCGGGCGCCGCGACGGCCATGAGCGTGTCGGCCGCGAGCGATATCGACCCCGGCAGGCCCGCCGCCGTCTCGCCGGCCGGCGTCACATAGGAGAGGCGCGCGGAATAGCTCCGCTTTGCGAGCGCGCCGCCCGAGACGGCGGTGAGCGCGGGGGGCTGCGGCGGCGCCGTGCCGGACGGCGAGGGCGTCACGGCGAGCGGCCAACGCGCCAGTTGCAGCGGCATGACCCGGGTCGGCGATTGCCACGGGTAGGCGTCGCGAAAGGGCCAAACCTGCTCGAAATAGCTTTGGGCGACCAGGACGCGGTCGCAGAAGGCGTTGGCGGCGGCCGACAGCCGCGTGATCGTCTTGGCGAACCAGGCGTCGTCGGTCGTCTCGGCCAGGCCGAGCTCGAGCTTGACGTCGGCGAGCGCGACGAGGTCGATCGGCTGGCCGCCGGAGAACAGGGTCGCGGCCGGGGTCACAACCGAGACGACGCGGGTCGGGCCGGGGGCCATGGCGTCAGCCCTTGGTCTGGTAGCGCTTGCCGCGCGGCTTGGCGGGAAGTGGCGCCTGCCCGGCCGCCGCGGCGAGTTCGGCGACTTTGGCGGGCGGGAAATCCGGCGGGTTCGGCTCGATCAGGCCGCCCGCCTCGAGGCGGGCGGCGACCGCGTCCGGGACCAGCCGGCGATCGCCGACGTTGTGCGGGATCATCGGCTTGGTGAAGGTGACGTGTTTCACGCCGCGTCCTCGCTCGTAATCGGCGTGAGGATTTCCTCCACCGCGCCGCGGAAAGTGAAGCTCCCGACATGGCCGAGGACGACGTCGGGGCGAATGAAGGCGTCGCCGCCGAGCGCCCGCCAGCGGTCGCAAAACACGTAGTCTTCGCCCATTTCCTTCGCCTCGGCGTCGTGGTTGAAGCGAAAAAACTCGTAGTAATGGGCGCGAATTTCCTCCGGCCAGTCCGGCGCGCCGGGGCGCTTCCACTCGGGATGCGCCGCAATCATCGCGTCGAACACGGCGCGGTTGACCAGCATCAGGGCCGCGCCGAAGCCGGGAACCTTGACCGCGCCGGTCGCGTCCTGCTCGAGCGCCCCGTCGGGCGAGGGAAACCAGCGGCAGCACCAGACGGCCGGGTCCGAATTCGGACCGTCGCAGCGCATCCGGCCGACCGCGCCGATGAGCGGCTTGTCGGACGCGAGCAGGTTCAAGATCGCCTCGGGGCGCCATTCCATGTCGTCGTCGGCGAACAGGAGGTCGGTCGCCGGCGAGGCGAGGAACTTGGCGACCAGCTCGTTCCGGGCGCGCGCCACGTTCGAGTTGCCGACCACAAACTCGAAGGCGACCGGAATCTCGCGCTCCATCAGCGCCATGATCGTCGCGCCGAAGGAAGCGGTGTATTGCCAGACGGGGTTGCGGGCGACCGGCGTCGCGATCATGAGCGAGCGCGCGCGCAAACGCGCGGCGCGCGCCTCGATCGTAAGCCCCGGCGGCGCGGAGCAGCCGGGGCGCAGGACGAGCTCGGTCAAGCCCAGGGCTCTTACCAGTTCGGCGCCGGGTTGCGCGAGAAGCCGGCGAAGAAGCCGACGGCGCGCGCCGCGGCGGTGTCGGTCCCGGTCGCGTTGAGGTCGGTCGCGAAGTTGAGCCGCACGTAGCGGCGCGCCGAGGTCAGCGAGGCCGAAATCTTGAACTCGCCGGCGGGCGAGGAGCCGCCCGAGGCGCCGGTCGCCGCCACGGCGTAGGTCGCCGTCTGATAGTCGGAAAAGTTCGAGCCGTCGGGCGAGTCCTGGATCGAATAGCCGAACGACAAGGTTTTGCCGCTCTGCAACCCCGCCTCGTAGGCGATGATCGCGTCGACCGACATGGGCATGGCGGGCGAGAAGCCGCCGCGGTCGATGGTGACGCCCGTCGTGGTGGCCGAGTCGCCCGAGCCGCCGGCGGTGGCGGAGGCGGGGGCGGAAAGGCGCTTCAGCGTGCCGAGCGCCTCGGCGTCGCGAGTGAGTACGATATCCATGGCAGGGGTTCCCTGACGAGAGAGGAAAAAAGGGAGGGCGGCGGACCGCCAAGGGGGGACCGCCGGCGTCAGGCCGGCGGATTCATGGCTTAGAGGCTGCCCGAGTTGGCCCAGCGGACGGTCTGAATGACCGCGACCGAGGCGTCGTGGCGCATCAGGAAGTCGTGCTCGGCGATCGCCCGGATCAGCGTCTCGTCGTTCTGGAAGGCCGACTGCAGCACTGCGTTCGCGTCGTAATAGGAGCCCTCGCGGCTGACTGCGAGCTCCAGCGTCATGGCGTCGAACAGCATCGCCTCTGTCATCTCGGCGAGCACGACGTAGGAGCAATCGGTGTTGCTCCCGGTCGCGTCGTAGAGGTTGGTCGGAATCTGCGTCGACAGGTAGACGGGATAGTTGCGCAGCGTGCCCTTGTTCAGTTCGTCGCGAAACACGTAGACGCCGAGCGAGTTCAGCAAGTCGTAGAGGTAATTCCTCGAACGCGGGTGCATGAACCAGGCGCGCTTGTCGTCCGTCACGTTGGCGACGTCGAGCGCATTGGCCGCGGCGCCGAGGTCGGCGACAACCGTCGTCTCGGTATAGGTCTCGTTGGCGGTGATGAAATTCCCGCCCGAGCCCAGCGTCGAGTCGGCGGTCGACGAATAGGCGGCGGCCGTCCCGCCGTTCGCCACCGCATTGGCGTTGGCGAACGAGAGGAAGCCGCGCGGGCCGTCCTGGGTGCCGTCGCCCTGGATGAAGGCCAGGTCCTCGCGCAGCGCCATCACCTTGACCAGGTCGTCGCGCACGAAGGCGTCGATCGCCGGGTCGGCGTAGCGCAGCAGGTCGTTGGAGATCGGCACCAGGCCGGCGAGCTTCTTATAGCTCGCGACCAGGGCGCCGGTCCCCTGCTGGGACGTGGCGATCTTCTTGTCCTCGGCCCCGTAGCTCGCGCTGGCGGCGGAGGTCTGCGCCGGGAGCCGCATCGTGCCGCGCGGCATCGGCAGGACGCGCGGGCCGGCGGCGCGGACGCGCGCCTTGGCGCGCAGGATCTCGATATAGTCGGGGATATAGTCGGGAGGAACGAAGAAGCCGCCCGACGCGCCGACCGAGGCGACCAGGGTCTTTGTCACCGGGTGCGTCTCGCCATAGACCTCTTTCGCCATCGCGCGGGCGTTGAGGACGCCGCCGCCGCCGGCGGCGAGCATCTTGACCGCGCCGCCGAGCACCAGGCTCTTCGGCGAGCCGTAGCCCATCTGCTTGGCGACCGCCTCGCTGACATAGGGGTTCGTCTCGGGCGCGGCGGGAACGGTTGCCCGCTCCTGCCCGGGGACGGCGACGGCCGTCTGGCGCGAGAGCGCCTGCGCCTCTTCGGCGCGCTTGATCTGCCCGTCCAGGCCTTCGACCTCGGCCTTGAGCCGGTCGTATTCGCTCTGGTCTTTCTTCGGGTCAAAGTCGGCCTTGGCGGCGATCACCGCGAAGGCGTCAAAGGTCGCGGCGCGCTTGGCGCGCAGCTCGTGAATGGCCATCGGAGGGCCCCTTTCGGTTTTGAGTGAGTTAG